GAACTATACTTTATGTATTTCCATTGGCAAATAAAGCGTATTCGGGTTCAGGCGTTCCTCTAAACAGGTTTGATAATATAAGATTATCTTTAAAAATATTTACACCTAAAACAGCAGCGGCCGTGAATGCTGTTATTAAAAAAGTATCGGCTACGTGTGTAGGAGAAACCACCGCGCTTTACAAACAAGGGGCTGCGTCTATTTCTATGTATTAAATAAATGAATAAATGAAATGAAAATGAAAATGAAAATGAAATGAATAAATGAATAAATGAATAAATGAAATGAAATGTAATAAATAATTTTAAATTAAATACGTATTTAATTTAAAATTATTTTCTTTTATATTATTAAATAATATAATATGTCTGGTGCCGTCGCTGCCCACGCTGCTTATAACGGTACCGGAACACAGGGTTTGGCTGTAACGAATAAGATTAACGATACAGGGGACGTAATGTCTGTTTTTTGGAATAAAAATGATACAACAAGGCAGCTTCTACACGGTTCTAATTTTGTAGAAGTACCTTCTCAGGGAACGTCCGGTGGGGCGTCCAGAAATATAATTAGTTTCGATATCAATAACGACGTAGATTGTATAGGTGATCTAATTCTAGAAGTAACAGCTACTATAAACAGGGTAACAACTCTGGACGATGCAACACAGCCTTTCAAAGCCGGCGGGGACGACTTATTAAACGGTATTTCTAGAGTAGAATTCATCGTAGGTACGCAAATATGGCAGACTCTAGAATATGACGATATTCTTGCTTTATATCATTCTGAGATGCCAGAAGGTAATTTTGCTAATGTAGGTTTTCAACTCAGAGGACATTACTCGGGTCTTGATGCCGATAATGTACGTTTTGCCCCGGAAGTTTCTCAGCCCGCTGCTGGTACCTCTGAATTTTATGTCGCGAATATACCACTTAAAATGCTTACAAAAACTATCGCATCCGATCTAGAACTTTTTTCTGAACAGACCGAAGACGGATACCTAATGGCTGCGGCACCCAACCAACAGGTACGAATTAATGTTTCGACAAATGCATCAACCGCCGTAGATGCTAGCTGTAATTCTTATACAGTAAGACTCTTTTCTAAAAACATAGTAATGTGCGAATCGGAGCGTCAACAACTATCATCTACACGTATTGCTAAAAGAATTAAAGTCACTCAAAATGCCGTTATAGAGTCGTTGGCTTCAGATAGAACTATCACGATGATATTAGATCATTTCTCCCTATATGCCTCTCATTTAGTAATAGTAACAGAAACTCCTTATTATAGATTAGATACAGCTGAATTACTATTAAATTCATCTTCATACTCGGGAGAACTTCCGTTTTCATTGTTGAGAGTTACAGGTCCATCTATGGGGCTTTTCTCTAATTATGCGGAAAATAGTATCGGAAGCGATACTAAGAGTTATTTTATTTTCCCACTAGCATCTACTGCATATAGTGGTTCGTCTGTACCCTTAAATAGATTTGATAATATAAGATTAATTATAAAAGTCAAGGGTAACCAACCTATTGTCAATAGAAGAACGAGTGTTACAGCGGTTGGATGTACAACCGCATTATATTCAAACGGCGCGGCGTCTATTTCTATGTATTAAATGAATAAATAAATGAAATGAAATGAAATGAAATGAAATGAAATGAAATGAAATGAAATGAAATGAAATGAAATAAATAATTTTAAATTAAATACGTATTTAATTTAAAATTATTTTCTTTTATATTATTAAATAATATAATATGTCTGGTGCCGTCGCTGCCCACGCTGCTTATAACGGCGCAGGAACCCAGGGTTTGGCTGTAACTAATAAGATCAACGATACGGGAGATATTATGTCTGTTTTTTGGACAAAGCACGATACAACAAGACAGCTTCTACACGGGTCGAGCATTGTAGAAATTGTAAGTTCTGGATCTTCTGGGACGTCCAATACATTTGGTTCTTCTAGAATTTATACAGTTAATAACGACGTAGATGTATTGGGAGATTTATACTTAGATCTGACTCTTAACGTTACTTTAACAACAGGTACCGACACCGCCGATAAGAGATGCCTTATGGATTTCGAATTAGATCACAATTTTCAATACAAATTAATTGATCGTGTAGAATTTATGATTGGTACTCAGATTTGGCACACATTAACCGGAAATGATATTAAAGTTTTAACTCAAACATCTAAAGCTGAAAGCTGTTCGGACATACTAAGTAAACCAATTGCGTCTGAAAGATTTATTGTAGGAGATCGCGACAACGTTACCTTTCCCGCAGATGCTAGTTCGGTTACACAAGCACCCGCTGGTGGCACAGCAGAGGAAGTAAGATGTGTATTGTGGATACCCGCAATGTCTGCTGATTTATCCGCTCCGCTTAGAAAATTCTACAATATTACTGAAAATGGTTACATGATGGCCGCCGCTCCACAACAGTCTGTTAAAATCAAGGTAACATTTACAACAGGTTCGGCTGTTGGAAATTTTCGTGATATCGCGTCTGCCGCGATAAACACAACCGCTAACACCTACGCAGCAGTGTCTGGTCAAACGCTTTCAACTGGTCAATTAGACACGAATGGTGCCTCATTCGATTTGCCTATCGTCGCCACTTCCACAGTTTCCGTAAAGGACGCCGCAGGAGACTATTATCCATTTAGACGTCTAGTTCAAGGATACATCGCTACAACTACCGGCAGCCCTGTCGTTGTCGCTTCAAAAGTCAATGTCGCAACATTGACTATCGGGCGTGCGAGATTATTTGGAAAGCAAATTATGTTATGTAAAGAAGAAAGAGACCAAATTAGATCCGTACCCAATGGTTTGCCATTTAGAATTAAAATGAGTCAGTCTATTACAGCAGAATTGCCTACAAGTAATGAAAAAACTATAGACCTAGACTCGTTTTCGCTATATGCATCGCATCTAATAATTAGCGGAGATTTTGTAGGTGCGAATATTATCTCAGCGGAACTTAAGTTAAATTCTTCGTCGTTTTCCGGAAGTATCCCAGCCCTTTTGCTAAGGAATGACATGGCGGAAAGTCTACATCTCTATTCCGGGAGATCCCTAGTAAATCCTCACATTCAGAGAGGTAAATATATTGAAAATTTGGGTCGATTCGAAAGAGCTCCATTAGTTTTCCCGTTAGCGTCTACTGCATTCTCCGGTTCCTCTGTGCCATTAAATAGATTCGACAGCATTAGATTATTACTTAGATTTAGTGCAACACCTACAGGTATAACTACAGGAAGACCCCAAGAGCTTACTACTTTTGGTATTACAGTAACTTGTGTAGGAGAAACTACTGTACTTTATAAGGGAGGTGCTGCCACTTTAGCTATGTATTAAATGTAAATAAATGTAAATGTAAATAAATGTGTAAATGTGTAAATGTGAATATAAATATTTAGTTATCTCAAATGATATCTGAAATTACTAAATATTTATATTATCTTCTTTTATCAATTTTGACTGTATCTTGTTTAATGTTTTTTTGGATTTTTGTATCACAAATGGCTTACTTAATTATATAGAACTAATAAATTTCCAATTTAATTCTTTACATATATTTTTCCATATTTCATCTTGGTCGTACATTTTGTCACGACTCTTCAAAAGAGGGAAATATTTGAGATATTCGTTCTTTTCTAAAAGTTGAAAAAATTTATAAAGTGTATACGAATAACTCAAAAAATTTTTTCTCGTCGTCGGACAGTGCTTCTTAAATGGACCTTGAATTTCGTTAAACATTTTCAAAAGTTTAGTTTCTAAGTCTTGATTTATAATAATTCTTTTTTCTCCAGTTATTCGTGTAATTATATTTGGAATATGCTCGTAATATTTATTGAACTTTAGTTTTTTTAAAAATTCCTTGACTTTATCGTATGTTATTTTATTTTTGTCTGTAATCCTTTCTTTTTTAATTTCTAAAATAACGCTATTTATTATTTCTTCTGGAATACTTACACCTTCGCGTCCTTGAGTTTGAGATATCCATTCTTTAAAATGATTAGTTCTTTTGTAACAATACGGTTTATTATACTCATGTGTTTCAGAATGATTCCATTCTCTAGTGTCGGATACATTAAAATTCTCTATAGACCCACATGTATAACAAACATTTACTCCAACAGATTGATCGTTTATTAATTTATCTCCGCATTCTATACATCTATAATTATAATACGTTCCATTAACATATCCAGAACTTTCTTCTGGAAAACATTTGAGTATATAGTTTTTATATAATAATTCTTTATTGTTTTTAGAGTTTAATTGTATATATTTAGAAATATCTCCTGAACATTCATTTTCTGTTAATTGCTGTTCAGAACTATCTAAATCTTTAATAAAATCTAGTGCTTTAAATAAATATTCAGCTAGTTCGTCGTTTGACTCTATTTTTTTTATCTTTTCATCCAAAAGTTTTATTTTTTCTAAATTTAAAGGTGTACCACATAGTTTTAGGGCATCAATTTCTTCTTTGTAGGTTTTTATTTTTTCCTTTTTAGATTCAATTTCAACTATTTTTTTTTCATGCTTTTCTAAAATAGAAGTTCTAGAATCGGTATGAATCGGTTTTTTTGAAATTTTGAACGATGTCATTTATTTCAATAATTAATTAATATATTTTTTTTTTAAACGGTTTAATTTTAGTAATTAATAACTTTGATTTATATAAAATTAAAGTTATATGTTTCTAATAAAATTTTCTAAAATATTCACTGTAAAAATACTTCGTAGAATAGCTAAAATATATAATATTAGATATATATCAACAATTAATAAAAAAAATTTATTGAGTTTGTTAAACAATTATAACGCGATTAAAATAATACAAAGAAAATTTAGAAATAAACTTATTTTGAATTTAGAATGTCCGATATGTAGCGAAATTTTAATATACCCATTCGTTTCATTTAAAATTAATAATAATTTTTTTTACTACGATTTTAAAACTATAGTTTCATATTTTGAAAAGACAGGGGATTTTAGAGATCCGTGTACTAGAAAAGTAATCTCAGATAAAAAAATAGTAGAAATAAATTCAATGATTAATTATTACTATGGAAAATATACAAATAAAACACTAATATCGAGAGGCATGATTAAAAATGCTGAATTTAATATCATAGCATACTGTCTTTATGATATAATAAAAGAGCTCGAATATATAGATACTTCAAGCTTGAGTTTAATTTATGAAAATGTATTACCAAGATTTATATATTATATAAATTATCTTATTAAAAGATATCCTAAAGAAGAATTTATAATAGTTTTAAACTCGTGTAAAGAATCTATTAAAAATAATACATTATTAGAATACATAAATTTTGTAGAAAAAAATTATTGCTAAAAATTTCAATATAAAGGACACCGTGATATAAAGAGTGTGAATAATGGCAAATTGTAAAATTTGTGATCCTAAATGTAAATTTACAGAATGTATTTGTAACGAAAGTTTCTCAATATTCGATAAAACGTGTCGTAGTTTCGCGGAAACCTCTGAATCTGAATCTGAATATTCGAAATTCTCATTAGTAAAACCTTGGTCGATATCTACAATTACGGCTGTATGTAATTTCAACAGTAGAATAGATGTTAAAAAATATACAGATTTTTACGGTTGTAATTTAACTAAAAAAAAATTTTACAACTGTATACATTGTTATATAGGTGTGAAATATCAGAGTAAGACCAAAATATCTGTAAAAATATTCGCAAATGGTAAAATGCAGATGGCTGGTGTTTTAAACGTATGTTCGATGGCTTATGGCTTTAGAAAAATATATAAAAGGTTATCCACCCTACAAGCATTTGAAGGCGAAGCATATATTTCTAACGTTAAAATATGTATGATTAATTCCGATTTTAGAATAGATAAAAATATAAAACAGTCAAGTTTGTGTAAATTTTTTGATGAAAAGAGTTTATCTTACATAAAGAGATATTCTTTTAATCCAAATAAATACCCTGCTATAAATTTAAAGATTTATAATTCGAACGGAATTGGGGCTACTACCTGTTTAATATTCAGATCTGGAAGCGTAATGATTACAGGTGGAAATGATATTCTTGAATATTGTAA